AACCTCTCCTGCGTCAACCGTTCCTGACTCAGGTAGAGTTAGCTTGTAAGGTCCTGCTGCCCAAGATGTTCCAGTATTAACATATCTCAATCCGTGTGTGCCTGGAGTTAAAGTTGTCCAAGATGGAGTTTCTTCTGTTCCTTCGTTAAAGGCCCATGTTAGCGTTGGCTCTGTTCCTGTGTAGGTATATCTTATTTGAATTATATGAGCTGTTGAACTTGAACTTGGAACTGTTGCGTCATAAGGAGCTTCTAATCCGATATTAAAAGTAATAAACCCATTTGCTCCTGGAGTGTTAGATGCAGTTACATAATTTGTTGTTCCCTTTAACCTGTTAGGATTTGCTGAACCTGATGTTGCCGATGCTGGCTTCCAGTTTGCACCAGGTGGTGTTGCACCTGCGTTTGTATCTACTAAATACAGCATTGGCTTGTTTCCATTTCCTGTTGTTCCTGTAAATATCTCTTTCGCAACCGTTGATCCGCTTTCGTCCTTTGCTGGAAAGGTTTTTGAGTTGTCCCAAGCTTCGTATTTTGGAGCTGTTGACAATGCTTGACTAAATGTAACTTTGAATACATTAGCTGCGTTATTGTTTCCTGCTCCTGTTGCTTTGTTTGGTATTGCCATAGAATTATTGATTATTTTTTAATAGGGGGTAGCCGACAACTACCCCCCCCTCTGTTTTTACTCGTATTGAGTTGGAGTTTCCTTTAGATTTGTTGACTCTCTTAATCCTGTAAGTTCTACATCTACTGAAACAACTACAGTTGAACCAGCGTCTGCTGCTGCTGTTGCTTCACCTGTAATGTATTTATAAATCTCAGTTGGTGTCTTTACATATTCTGAGTAATCAATTACTCCGTTTGCGTCTGCTGCCTTTTCAACTGTCTTGATTATATTGTCCTCAACTGTTGCAACTGTGCTGCCACCCTTAAGAACAAATGTAACCAATTTTCCTGCCGCTACTCCTTTTGCAAGTAATCTTATTTTCAAAGCCCTTGCACCTCTTGTTAGGATAATTCTACCATCATCTGTTGTAGCTCCTGCTGTGATAGCTTGAGGTAAAACTAAGGAGATGTTTTTTGTGTTAAATTCTAAGTCCATGTTTTTTTTATTTTAACCTGTTTATTATTACTAAATATAGCCCTATGGCTGATAGCTTGCAAAAGCGCTTTTTTTTTGTTTTTTTTATTTGTTCGCTTTGTTTTTTCAGCCATAGGTTACTATTAAACTAACTTGACAAAAGCTTTTTCTGCGATTGGCTGACCGTCAACTCTCTTGATAAATCTCATTTGAGTTTCGTCATACTTAAATCTTGTGTGGATAGATATCGTTATTGAAATACCACCACCAGCTTTATCAAGGATTGCATATCCTCTCAAGTTCGCAAGGATCACATCTCCAGGATTTCCAAGCACAGAAACTTTGTCTGTCTTGACGATTGGATAACCAAGCATATTTCCTGGTCCTTCACCTGTAATGTCTTTTGTGATTAAGAACTCTCCTGTTTCAACTGTTGTTGTTCCGTTGTAAACTGAAGCTCTTTTACCAATCAAGCTATTGTATGTTGATTTTCTCATTAACCATACTAAACCATCTGATAAGTGATCAGGTATCTTGCTGTCCATATCAAGTAAATCTTTTACTGAAACTGTTCCTGGTGTTTCTCTTGATACTGTCTCTGTTAGTGCTGAGTTAAGAATACCCATTGGCTCACCCTCTCCTGTTCCGTTGATAAACAATTGATCTTCAAAATGAGCCATTGCCTCTCCGAATAGTGTAGTTATAAAGTTAACCAATCCTACATTATTGTCTTGTGTTAACTCATCTGTGATTGTAGTTAATCCTACAATCTTTACTAATTGGAGCATAACTTTTCCAATCTTTGCTTTGCTTTCTGTAATCTCTCCACTTTCAGGAACTACATATAGCTGAATACCCCCAAAAGAGTTTGTTGATTGGTCAAGCTTATTAAACGCTCTTCTGTTTCCAGTTGTAGTTCTTACTGTTGCTCTTCCTCTAATTACTGAGTTTTCTTCCATAAACCTGATAATCTCTTCTCCAACTTCGTCAGGAACGAAATAACCTCCGTCCTCATCACTTGACTCGTTGAAAGCTTTTTGATTTATCAAGCTGTCTATATTAAAGTTAGTGCCTACTTTTGTTGCTTTCACTATCGTCTTGAAGTCCTTTGCAAAATTATCAACTTCTTCTGAAATTGCTACAAAAGGAGCTTTTGACCTTGTTCTTGCGTCTGTGTTCAAAACACATTTTTCTGGAAAGTTTGATCCTTTGTTTAAATCAATTCCCTTATCTTTCATTGCCTCTATGGCTCTCTCTGTTGCTTCTGCAACAATGCCATCTCTATTTTCTTCAAGTGCTTTTTGTAGCACTTCTGTTAGTTCATTTAATTCTTTTTCGTCCATATTTCTTTATTTAACCTTTTATTATTTATCTTACTTAAAGCTAAATTGAGTGCTTTTGAAGAGATTTTTATTAAGTTTTTTGTAATCTCCTCTTCTTCTTCATTTGCTTTATTTCCTTGTAAAATTCTCTTAATGCGTTCGTCAAGCTGATTGATTTGCTCTTTACGAGTTTTCTCAGCTTCTGACTCCTCACTATTTATTTCCTCTATTATATCATTTTTCTTTTTAATCAACAAGCCCATTTTGCAAATCAAGTCAAGATATTGTTTTTCTTCCTCCTGTATCTCTTCTTCTCCTTTCAATTTTTTTACTATACTTTCTTCCTCTTCTTCTAATAAATCTAAAAATGATATATCTTTTGCATCGTAGAATATCTTTGTTCCCTTACCATTTTCTCCTGTATTGTTTGTTTCTTCTGTTGTGATGTTTGTGTTATCCTCATCGTCTTCGTTGCTTAGATCGTCATTTTGCTCCTCATTTTCTTTGCTTCTTATGTCTTTAATGCTTTTTATCACTGAATTATATATTTTACAACCTGTGTCGGCTCTCTTGCAGATATATTCTTCAACTTCCCTACATCCTAATTTAACAATTCCTTCTGCCAATAATGACCTTTGCATTTCTGCTCCAGGATTTGCAGGAACATCAATCAATGAAAACTCTAACAATTCTGATGACAAGTGCATTCCTCTATCTTTATCAAATTCACGAGATATAAATCCTATTGATGCCGTATTAACAAACCCCTCTTCTACGAGATATTTTATTTCCTGAGCAAACTGCGTTTTTGCAAAAACAAAATATGCTGTTGTTTTTGTTTTCTGCTTAATTAGTTTTATTGTTTTGCCTATTGGTGGCAAATAATAATCGTGTCCCCACAATACGATAGGATTTTTAAGATAATTATCGGTGTCCATACCTTCTTGAACAACTATCTCTCCATACCTATCTGTCTGCATTGTTGATATTACTATCTTGAAGATTTCCTCTCCATCTTTGTCTTTGCCCGCTGCTCTAACTCTAATTTGACTACCCTCTGAAGCAGTGCGCAAAATGTTTTTTAATTCTATTTCTTCAAATAATTTTGTCATTTATTTTTTATTATTCTATCACTTCTAAAATTATACATTTACAATTTACTGTTTCGCTAGGCGGTGCGCTTGGATCTCCTGGAAACATTAATCCATTTGAGAACCTTTCCTCTAATCTAACAACCTCACCACTCATAGCAATATGTTCTGGCCTATCATTTAGCGAGCTTCCTGCGTGATACCATTCCTTCTTTTCAATAACACCTGATTGTTTGTATGCTTCAAGCCAACCACCATTTACTGACGCTGCTGTTTCTGTCATAGCAATAGCCTTTGCTCCTGCACTAGTTCTTACATCAAACACATGGTTAACTCTTTTTCTTAAATCCTCCATTGTTTCTCCTTCCTCAATTCCTTGTGATAATGTTTCTCTAAGATTTTCTTTTGTTGTCTCGTTTACTTCATTTGCAAAAGTCATTGTTTTTTCTGATATGTAAGCTCTAACCTCCTCATTAACATCAAAAGAAGAACCTATCCTTGTTGCTGCATCTTTTCCAGCATCAACTATTGTTTTCGTATGTAGTGGCAATGCTATATCAATAAAAATTGATATTTCTTTTTTCCAGGGATATTTTTCAATTGCGTCTGATAAATCCTTCTTTAAAATATAATCCTTACTTTTCCTCTCTTTAAATAAATATCCTTCTACTCTTTTTTGCTGTTCACTAATTGCTTTCCTGGCCATATTATAGAAAAGCTTCTCTGTTGTATCAAAGTTTTTATTGAATACTTCCCAAATGCTTTTCTTCATTTCTGCGTTGTATTGTTTTAGTTTTTTAGGCGATTTCTTTTCTACATATTTAGACAAAATATCTTTTGCTATGTTTTTGATTAAATCCTCCCTTTCTTTTTCCTCCTTAAGATATTTTGATTTTCCTCTTATCGCCTTATAATATAATTTTTCCTGTTTCTTTTTCTCTGCTAAATCTTTAGCTTCCTTAGTCAATGTAATTTTCTTCTCTTCTCCTCCTCTATTTTTTGCTTCTGATATTGGAACTACTGTGATCGGAAGATAAATATCATCTCCGCCTTTAATATCTCCATATCCTAAAACTTCTCTTGCTTCGTTTCTTGTTAAAATACCGTTATTAACATACATTGTAAGTGTTTCTGCTTCTCCTTTTCTATCTTCTGGAACTGGATTTTCAAAGTCAAAAAATAACTTTCTATCAAACTCTGGAACTAAAAACTCATTAAGAGTATCAACTATGTTCTGCATATTCGGCTTAATGGTCTGACTCATAAAGATATAAATTGAACCTTCAACCGTTGTTTTGTTTCCTTCCTCAGGCATTAAGATAGGTTTAGGAACTCCTAAAGCCATTGAGATGTTATCTCTAACGCTTAAAGATAAGTTAACAAAGTCCATATCTTTCTGATTTTCTCCTATGATTTTATAATCTATTTCTCCTTGAGTTATTGCTAATTTGTGTGTATTATTTCTTCCTTGAAAACTTCTATTCCACTCGTTTCTTGCCTCTTCTTTTTCTTCCTTAGTTAATGGTTTCCTTTGTTTGATATTTAATATAGCGTCAGGTCTTGCTTCTCTATAAAAAAAGTTCATATTCCATTGAGAACTGAAGATCTGTGTTCT